GCCGTTGACAAGTTCAAGTCGTTCTTTGCGCACATACCGCAAGGGTCAACTATATTGGACGTCAGCGCCTCTCCTGGCTACTTCACTAAAATGGCTACGGAAAGGGGCTATCAACTCTTCTCCGCACACTATAAAGAGGGTTCACCACACACCGTTTACGAGCCCGACTTCAAGTATTCTCATCATTCTCAACTGTGGGCCCACCTGCGCGCCTCAAAAAAGAAATTTGACGTTGTGTTTATTGATGCGGCTCGTGACTGCGATAGTGAATCTCTACTAACAGACATCTACAAATCGTCCGTCGAGTTCGTCAAACAGGGTGGCTCAATTATCACAAAGACGTTTGGGAATCCACATTATTTGTGGGCTGACGACAAGTTTGAGGACATCAAACTCATCCATGTATCTGGGACTTGTTCAGAGCGCTATTTCCAGTGTCACACCTTCATGGGGCAGGGGCAGAAGCGGTTTTTCACTTATTATGATCGACCCGGCTGGAACCGCAAAATAACAGAACACACATTGCCTTACACGGACAACATACGATTTGCGCGTGAGTTCTTTTGCGATAAAATGAGCACATTCAAGCCTAAAACGTGGAATATCAATGGCGTCTTTAGCATATCTGCATTGACAGGCTATGCGAGCGCCAGTAAAACTACTGAAGCAATGCAGACGTACCCGAAGGCCGTCTTTATTGCACCGTCAAAAGAATTGTCGTTAAAGCATCAGAAAGGAGGAGTCGCATCATATACTCCACACACATTCTTCTCTTCGGACCACAAACAGAGTGACACCATCATTGTTGACGAATGTTTTCAATTTCCTGTTGATTACTTCAGCTTATTGAAGACCTGCTACCCCAACCATCGGATTGTTGCTTTGGGTGATGTTCATCAAACACCGTATGTCAACTTCAATGGGAATCGTTGTCTTAAGACGTTGGAGAACTACGGGGTTGGTAACAACATCTGTGATGTGTACAAAGTTCCACTTGATGTGACTGATGCTCTTAACCGAAAACACTCAATGAATATCCGTTCGCATAGCAGCGTGACTAAAGCGTTCGCATTTTGCCGTGAGTCCATCGAGAAATTCAGTGGGACAAAAATTAAGGTTATCTGCTTCAATGGCGAATCTGCCGCCAAACTTCGTGCTAAGGGGATCAATGCCTCTACCATCACCACCTACACTGGATCACGCGATGCGGTTGTGGTCTTTTATGTTGACTCAGCATCTGTTATGAGTCAGCTGGCCAATCGTCCTAAATATATCTACACGGCGGTGACTAGAGCGGAGCGACAACTTGTCGTCACCGGTGACTTTGATTATATAGCCAAGTACTATAATATACATGGCTCTAACATGATGACTTTTGAGGAGATCAGTAACGTGTATAACTTTCACCAGGTCATTCTGCCTAATGAGTCTGAGATGCCTGTCACCGTAGCAACTGGTCTCGCCAAAGGAACGACGACTCAGCACCACGCTGAAACTATACTGAAAGGGACACTTTCACCAGCTAACGACCCTGACTGCCTGAATATAGGGGTGGCCAAGCTCGATATAGCACCTGTGGAATGTGGAACACTGAGCGCACCCACCGATGCATTGCGACCCTCCGGTAAGACTACACCTTGCTACCGGCTCACTAGCAATCGGTTTGCGAAACATCAATTGTCTAATAATAATCTTGAAGCTGTCCAGACCCTGGTGAAACGCTACGCCAGGGGCTATCCCGCTAAACGTGACCCACGCTCTGACGCCTACACTACTCAGGAGCTGATGGGAGGCCTATGTAAAGCCCTCTACGGAAACGAGCACTCCGTAAGACGGTTGAAACGTGACCTCCATGTCTCTCCCGAGTTTCTAGCTCAACGTCAAGGAGAGTATATGGAAGCCCTCCAGCTCAAGATCAATACCAACCCTGCAGCTTATGAGGATCTCAAGAAACCGTTTGAGATAGGTCGAGAGCGGCTTGGTTTCTTTAACAAGAGACAGACCAAGTTTGACCCGAAAGAAGGATTTGACACTAGCGACAAAGTGGGGCAAGGTGTCGCAGCGACATCGAAAAGAATTAACGTGTTATTCTGCGGTTACGCACGTGGTCTTCTTGACCGCATGCGAGAAGTGCTTCGCAACAACAATCGTGATGTCATCCTCGCCACACATGACTCCGATGCAGGGTTGAATGCTACCTGCACATCACTGTTCCAGAAACACCCGAATGCGACGAACTTCACTTGTAACGATTTCTCAGAGTGGGATGCATCATGGCGCGGGTGTTTCACGGAGTTCACTTGCACATTACTACGGTATATGGGTTGTCCCAAACCGCTCGTCGAGGATTACAAACTTTTTCGTGATGATTGGATAATGACGTATATGACGGCTTTTGGTAATGTCACCCTATCCGGGAGAGAAAAACAGTTCTCCGGTAATCCATTCACCATATGCGAAAACACGCTCGGCAACATGGCTTTGTGTTTTTCTATATTTGAGGTCAGGGATATGCAATATGCTATGTTTAAAGGCGATGACTCAGTAATTGCATGCCGCAGTTGTGTGCTTAGTCATAAAGCCAATGATATTCTCGGATACACTGGTCACAAGTTGAAGTTGCACAATAGCCCCATCGGAGAATTTGCAGGATGGTTCTTGACTGATGAAGGGCTCTTTCCGGACGTTTATAGATATGCAGCCAAGTTTCTCGATAAGATGTACCGTGACGAGGAGCATTTCAAAGAAGTGGTGATGTCATTGCAGGAGAGGTGTGCAGCGGTCCGAAACGAGGCTCAGCTTCGCGTTGGCGCGAGTGTCTGCGCCGCCTACTATTCACAGGTGTTTGGAAATGGAAAGGTCTCGGTCGAAGATGCTATCAGTCTTTTCTATTTCATCAAAGACAGCCGAAACGTCAAATTCTCCACCTTGACGCTCCACAATATGGAGTCGTTACAGCTCTGAGCACTTCTACCTTTTGCTCAGATAATCATATATTATTATTGATATTCTAGTTTTCGATCTTGAGCGTTTCTTTGATTTTAATTTTAAATTTTAATTTTAATTTTAACTTTATAAATTTTATTTTTAAATTATATTTTATTTATTTTAATAAACAAGTAATAACAACACGTCATTCAGTCACCCATTATGTCCGACGATAAAACCATTGGTACGATACAGGGGGTCACGATCAAGGCCGGTACTGCAGCTGGGGCTTGCTATGTCAACAAGGTCACGCATCCTCCTTCGCCTATGACTGGAGAATACCTCGGTCGACCGGACTGTTCACAACCAAATGCTGTCCTCATGGAACTCAAATGCGAGGTCAACATGCCACCAATCATTTCGTTCCCTGTATCTGCCTCCGCGATCGGCACTGCCAATCCGTCGTCCATGCTTTTCCTCCAAACCAGTGGTGCTGTAGTGTCCAACTATGTGTTCCACTGGCTAGCCTCTCCTACTTTGTCTGTAGCCGGGTGGGTGCAGCCTGTTAATCAGGTCGCGATAGCATCAACACAACCGACTGTCACGCAAGTGGCCACACAGTCGACCAACCTCTCCGGCTACAATTTCAATAACTGGGCTCAAGATGTGGGCTCCTTCCGTCAAACGTACAAGTCTTCCACCTATTATTTGAATGCGACAGACTTCAACAATCAGGGCACGGTCACCACAGCAAAATTTAAACCTGACATTGTTCAGGGCCAGAATTTGTTATCCTATCTGTCCACTTTGAGTGGTGACTCACACAAGTCCCTTTCGCAAGCAATCAGAGTGTCGATGGGCACCTATAATGCCGGTCGACGAGAAGGAGAGAAGATTCGCTACACCGATGATTTCGAACTTGTCGACCCTAAAGCGCCATCTGCCGTGTTTGGTTACCAATTTGTTGATTTTGGTACCAACACTGCCTTTAGTGGTGGCACACTGCCTTTCTCGAACACACTTTATTACAATACCGCGCTCCCTGTTAGTGCGAGTCAACTTATGACGTTGTCACCGAAAGCAGCCACTAGGCCAGCTAAGGAAGGGTCATTTGTCGTCCAGCAACAAGAAGATGAGGTCATGACCTGGAACAGTGTTTACAACGCTGGTCCGGTTGTTGCCTCTTCACCTGCTGGCTTGATCCTTTCTTTCCTCCGCTTCATTGGTAGCTCTGGTGTCACAACATTCGTTCCGCTATTTTCATCAGAGCCTGGCCTTACCGTCTCGCCTTCATCAGCTGAGGTCCAATGGGGCTCACTAGATTGGTCTATGACCCTGTTTGAGGGTTTGACTGTTCCTACAGTGACGGGTATCACATTAACTTCAGTGCCCTATGTAACAGTGAAATCCATCCTTGGTCTTGAGGTCCAGCCAAAACCAACATCGTCTCTCGTGACTTTCCAAAGAACACTGCCGTTGCCTGATCCCGACGCCATTCGAATGGCTGTTGGCATCATGCATGCACGACCAGACTCGCTCCCTGCCTCAGCGAACGACTTAGCTTCCATTGCCTCTACTGCGCTTAAATTCATACCCACTGCTGTCTCATGGTTAAAAGACTTGTTCGGTGGTAACAAAGAAAAGTCTCGCGCCATGAACAAGGCACATAACTTCGTCCGACCTCAGAACAACAACAACAACAACAACCGTCGCACGAATGGTAACAACAACAATGGCAACCGTGTTGAAAAACAGATTGCCCAATTGAGCGCCAATGTCAATAAACTTGCGGTGAAGCAAGCAGCAGCTCCTTCACAGCTTCCCACCTACACCAATAACGGACCTCCTGCCAGCGCCCCTCAGGGTAGGCCTTCTCGGAGCAACCAGAGAACCCCGCGTAATTCGCGTTCACGATCACGCGCCCGTTCCCGCAAGTAGTACCACCACCCTTTATAAAGCTGTTATGCACCCGGCCACAGCTTGTCTATAGAAAACTTTACGGTTTTCCGGGTTTCCGTAACCATATTTAGTTTTATTAATTTTCTAAATTTTAATTACTTTATTTATAGTACTTATTTAATCAACTTATTTAAT